TTTTTTTTGCTTTCATCTGCCATTGTTTGTTTGGTAAGTGAAATTCCTGCACGTAATTCTGCTAGTTCTTCGTTCTGTTCTAGCTTTTCATCGTGTTGTTGGTCGTTCATCATAGCTCTCATAGTGTCTAAATCAAGTCTTTGTTCACTATTAGCAGTTCTATCTTGATCTGCTCTAGCTTTTAAATCTAATTCTCTTGATTTTAGTTTAAGTAATGGATCTCCACCTACTTCACTGCTAATTTTGTCTTCTTCTTTAGCATAGTCCATAGTCATTTCTGCAATTAACACTGCTTTTCTAGCTTCCATCATAGAAGTTAGTTGTTTAACTCTTTGTTGCATTTGCATTGCTTGTGGATTTTGTTGCATCATCTGTTGTGCTTGTGGATTTTGCATCATTGGAGCCATTTGTTGTTGAATCATTTGTAACTCTTTCATTTCTTCAACGTATTCTAATTGAATTTGTTCTTGAGCCATTAAACTAATGTGTTCTAGTATATTTTTTTGTAAAGACATTATTGCCATAGGATTATTCTGTACCATAGAGATAGACATGAAACTTAAATGTGCATCAATATGTGCTTTGTGATCTTGACCTGGATACGCTTGAAAAGGTTTACCACTGATAGCTAATATATGTTCTAAACTTGGATCCATTGGTTGTGGAGCAGAAGGTGGAGGTAAAATTGCATTTACATTTTTGACTCCGATTGCATCATACATAGATCTATAAGCTTGATACAAGTTATGAAGTTTAGGATTAGATTGAGCTAACTGTAATTGAGTTTGCGCCATTGAAATTCTTTGAGTTTGAGAAAAAATGTTAGGATCAGCTACAGGTAAGATATCTACCTTGTCATCAAAATCTTGTACTTTAATATTTCTCGACGCTCCGGGAACATCGTATGGATATTCTTGAGGTAAGTAACTTTTAAATACTTCTGCTAATAATTTAAATTCATTTTTAAGACCAACGTAAAGTCTTTTGTGGATCGCTGACATTACTCTTGAACCACGTTCAAGAAGAGCAACAGTTGTTC